ATGAAGTACAAGTACACTGATTATTCACAGTCTCATATCCATGAAAACCGCAAGGACAACCATGAACATAATAACTTTGAAATTATCCATCATAAATCATTACAATCTAAACAACCTAAAAGCAAAACAATATCTGGAGAACGTATAAGGAAAACTCGTTTAGAAAAGAGTATATCCATTAATGAATTTTCTAAACGTTACAATATTACTAGAGCACATATTAGTGCAATAGAATTAGGTAAACATGATCCTAGTCCTAGTACTTTAAAGAAATTAGGAGATGCTTTAGAAAAACCATTTTGGTGGTTAGGCGGATATGATAAACTACCACAAAAAACACTTGGGGAAAAAATAACTAAATGTAGGCTTATGCATGGGTACACACAAAAAGAGTTTGCGAATGTTTTAAGTGTTCAAGAATCTACACTAATAGATTGGGAAAAAGATAAGAATAAGCCTAATGTTTCAAATTTGAAAAAACTTGAAACTTTTTTAGAAATATTGATAAAAAAATAAGCCTATATAATATGAAGAAACTTTTTGAATTTTAAATTCACATTAAAATATTTACCTATATAATAATGTAGAAACTATTTCACAAAACAAAAACAGAATGGATTCGACACCATTCTGTTTTATATTTTAGAAGATAATAAAAAGCTCTAGGTTGACCTAGGGCTTTTGGTTTGAGTGTAGATACTTTGTAAATACTTACCAAAATATTGATGTTACGAGGTTTTTAACAATCTATTAATTTTATCTTTATCCCAAAAATCAGTTATTTTAAAAACTTCGTTTGAACTTAAATTTTTAATATTTAGCTTCAGCATTTTTACTAATATAGTTTCATAGGTATCTATAATAATTATTATAGAATTAAGAAGTTTTACATAATCTATACTTTTCGTTGTAAGTATATCCTCCAAATATTGTATTTCATTATTTTTATTAATATTTTTTCCGTGTAGTTTATTAGAAAAATTTCCGTATATACCCAGTAATGGTATAATGTCTTCTTTCATATTTACATATAGTTCTTTACTTACATCTTTTAATGATTCACTTAAATACCTGTATGAAGTATTATTAGCACTATAAATGTCTAATTTGTTTTGAATACAAAATAAAAATTTCAACAAGTACTCTACTGATGATCTTATACAATAATTTATTGAATCAATATCATTTAAACCTATATATAACAATATCTTTGTCAACTTATTTCTATAAAGATCTAGTAATATTTTTTCATCAACAATATTTTCCTGTTGAATTTTATTCAGAAACAAATCTGTTAATACATTATTCTCACAAATTTTTTTATATATTTTTTCAAGTGTTTTACTTTTTTTATAAGGATGATATTCAAAGAATTTTTGTAGAAACTTATTAAAATTACTCATTTCTATTATCCCTTGAATATTTTTTTAACATACTTTTCACATAATTTTCTTCTTGAGTTTCTTCTTCATAAACATATTTCTCATATATCCATAATAATTTTTCTTTAAATATTTTTAATTTGTTGCTATCTGCTTCCTCTATAGTTCTCAGTGATTTTCCTAACATAGCTGTTCTACTTTTAATAATGTAATTTCTATTTTTAATATCAATTTCTTTTAAAAATATGTCAACATCGTTGTTTCTTTTAAAAACTTCTTTAGATAAAATCAATATGGTTAATATAGAATACAACTCATATCTTACACTATCTTCACTTGAAAGAAAATTAAGCTTTTTTATTTTTTGTATTAAAAATTTACTTTCCATTAAGATTATCCATCCTTTCTATAAATTCATGACAAATTAAGGTTATATTATTTACTAAATTACTATCATTTCTGTCTATTATAAAGGTTTCAATCTTATCTGTAGCTGACTTATTTGATAATTGAAATTTTTGTTCAAAAAAATAAATGTCCCTAAACTCTAATTGTATTTCATCAATATTGTCTTTCATTCCTTTTGTAATTCGTGTATCTGTTGGTACCTTAGTAAATATAACTCCCATATTTTCTATAGGATTATATTCTAAAATAGCTTTATATTTATAATTAAGCTTTTCAACAACTCTATTCAATAAATCCAATCCCAATATAGAATATATGTCTGGGACTAAAGGTACTAAATAATAATCTGATGCTAATAATGCAGATATTGTATAAAATGAATATGTAGGGGGACAATCTATAAAAATATAATCATAATCTCCACGTAAGTTTTTATCTTTTATAAAATTCAAAAGTATTTGGTCATTTCCATTAGACGTCTCTCTATCCATAAAAAGAGTATCTAAGCTACTTGGAATTATATGTAGCTTTTCATTGAATTTATATATAATGTTTTCCATACTGGGTCTTGTAAGCATATCAGCTGATTTTGAAAATATGTTTTCTATTGATGGTAAATCTTTTTTTGCTTGCATATACTTTTTTACACTATCACCCTCAATAATATTATATTTTTCATAAAATGCTTGAGTACAGTTAGATTGAGGATCTATATCAATAACTAAAACTGTTTTATCACATTTTTCTGTAAGAGTATATGCTATTTCTCTGCATAATGTAGTCTTACAAACTCCACCTTTCATATTTAAAAAAGCTATAACATTTTTTCTAATTTCCATTAGTATACCTCCACATGTTCTTTATATCTCACTAAGCATATGGTATAATAAATATGTTAAATGAAATATATGTTTTAGAGAACTTACATGCATCCAAAACTTAGTAAGTTCTTTTTTATTTTATAATATTTTCAATAATTAGACAAGCTTTGCAAAAAATAAGAAAAACCCCTGGATTTTCTCCAGGGGTAAAATTAAAATTCTCTATAATTAATTTATTTCAAATTCATCTCTGTATTCTTAGCACCTTCTACAGTTAACTTTAGATTTTCTAATTTTGAATTTTTAGGTACATCAAAAACTAAATAAGTATTCTTTACAAGACCAGAATTATATTTATCATATGATCCTATAAATTTTTTGTTTTCTTTATAAATAGTTTCTTGACTATTCAAATATCCCAATGCTTCAAAACTATTATCATCAACATCATATTTTTTAGTACCATTTAACAATTTAAATTCGCTAGGAGTATACTCAGTAGCTTCGTTTCCGTTATTTTTTAATTCCAGTTTTATAATTATAAATTTACCAGTTGCGTGTGATTTACCAGCTTCGTTAGAAATTGATTCTTTTTCCTTAGCTTCTAATACTTTAACACCTATATTACCAGCCTTAGCTTCTTCTCCAATTTTAATTGTTTTTGCTGGTTCTTGCTTTACTTCCTTAGTTGTTGAATTTGTGCTAGTAGAATTGTTGGAGCTACCACTGCCTGCCCAAACAAATACTATAACTATAATTGCTATTACCCAAAACCACCATTTTTTATAAAAAGGTTTTTTGTTTTTTGATTCTCCATATTCATCCCCCTTAAAATATATGTAATATATGTATATATTATAATATATTACATATATTTTCAAATAAATAAAAATCCACTAGTTAAACTAGTGGTTTTCCATTTTCGGGCATAGCCCTGCTCTCAAAGCAACATCTCAAGATGTAAAAAACGATCTGCCACGTGCACTATTCCATTAGTTACCCTTAAAAGGGTTATCCATATCAAATGCTAATTGTTCACTAGCTCGATCTTCTTTTATCTGATTTGCTATATATTCCTTTATCTTTTTTGTATTCTTTCCTACTGTATCCACATAATATCCTCTGCACCAAAAGCTTCTATTTCTATACTTAAATCTTGCATTTCCCCATTTTTCATATATCATCTGACTACTTTTACCTTTTAAAAACCCCATAAAGCCTGATACAGACATTTTTGGTGGTATTTCTATTAACATGTGCACATGATCTATGCAAACTTCTCCTTCTAAGATATTTACTCCTTTCCATTCACATAAATTTCTTAGAATTGATCCTATCTCTAGTCTTCTTGTTCCATAAAATGCTTTTCTCCTGTATTTCGGTGCAAATACCACATGATATTTGCAACACCATTTAGTGTGTGATAAACTATGTATGTCATTCATGACATTTCCTCCCTTGTATTCTTATTTGCAGTTGGCAGACCGCATTTTAATTATACAATGGAGGGTTTTTATTTTCATTATCACTCCGCTAAAGCTTATTGGGACCCTCGGACAATCCGAGGGTTTTATTTAAACAAGAAAAGAATCCTCGGAACATTTCCGAGGATTCTAATTATAATTTTTCTTCTCTTTCTTTTATTAGTTGTTTCAATTCTTGTAAATCATCGAATGTTGCTTTATTTCTTATAAAGCTTCTAGCACTAGATCTACTTTTTAAATATGAAGCATATTCTTTATTTTTGCTTTCCCATTTTTGATTTGCAATAGTTTGCTTTTTCTTTTCCATAATAAACTCCTTTTAAAAAAAAGTTTTATAAATTATAAATAGTAAACATAAAATAATGCATATTTCAAATGCGATTTTAAATATTAGAAAAGCTAATTTTTTATATTTTTCCATTTGACTAAAAGTGGATGTTATTATAATATTTTAATTAAGGAAGGGGATTATCCCCTATCCTTGAAATATGTGTTTGATTAATTTTACTACTATAGTAATTTTAATCAGTAGCTTGATAACTGTTGCGAGCAGTTTATCAAGCTTTTTTAGTTTTTCAATTAAATCATCCACTTTCATATCCCTCCTCTCTACAATTATATTATACTACGTGTAGTATAATAAGTCAATAGTCTTTTGGAAATTTATTCAATCAATTTTTGCAAATATAAAAAACAAGGGACACTATATAAAATAGCATCCCTTAAAATTTTATATTAAGCTTATATAATTAGCACTTACATAAGCTCCATGCTCTCCATAGTAAACAGAATACATATTGCCTACTTTTTTAAATATTTTTATTTTATCTCCTTTGTTTAAATGTCCTAAAATATTAGACGTTGAACTTATATCTGTTGTACTTCTAAGCCTTACACCATTTCCAGTACAAATAGCCATGCGACCATCTAAAGAACCACTAGAGGTATTATTAGTTGTTGTTGTAGCTTTTTCCCCTGTAATTGCATTTACAACTGCTTGAGCATATCTAGTTCTTATATTAGCATCTTTAAGTAAATCAGTATCAGCTTTATTATCCATAAAACCAAATTCTATAAGTATTGCTGGCATACTAGTTGCTCTTAATACATATATAAAATCTCCATGCTTACCTTGTTTACATTTTAATCCTCTGGAAGTGTTTATAGAACGTAGTTGATTATCTACTAACCTAGCATAATCTTTACCTTTACCACCATGTATACTGTGCCATACTTCGACACCTCTACCACCACCAGAATTGCAATGGAAACTAATAAATAAATCAGCCCCCCAGCTATTGGCCATTCTTGCTCTTTGTGTTAAAGCTATAAATGTATCGTCTGTTCTACTAATATACACTTTATGCCCTAAATTCTTAAACATATTAGCTGCTTTAGTTGCAATATCTAATGCAAATACTTTCTCTTTAGAATTAAAACCTACTGCTCCACTGTCATGTCCACCATGTCCTGGATCTATAAATATTTTCATAATATAACCCTCCTAAATTTTTTTATAAAATAAAAGAACAAGACTATTTGTCCTGCTCTTTTATTTCTTTCTTATTTCCTTGTTTTAGTTGTATTAAAGCATCTTTAAGTGCATCAGGCACTTCTAGTCCAAGCTTAACTGCATTTTCTAAGATGCTTATTCCCTCTATAGCTACATAAAAATATATAACTAAAGTTCTAAATACCCAACCTTGTCCTATAAGTCTATCTAAGCATACTGCTAATATTAAAATAATTAATATTGTAAACTTCTTAGTTAATCCTTTAAAGCCTGTAGAACTGCTCAAACTCTTATCCTTATAGCCACACATAATGCCCATAATGTAGTCTAAAGACATAGCAGTAATTAATACTATTAAAGCCATGTCCCACGTTCCAAATAACCACGTTAAAACTGTCCCTGTTGCTGCAATTACTGTGTTAAAAATGTTTTTATCCATGTTTTCCTCCTACAATTGAGTTAAAATAATTTTTTTATTATAAGATATAGCAAAAACATTATCACCATATCTCTAAAGTTTTCCAACATAATTCTCATCTCCTTATCTTAAATTTAAAAGATTATTATTACATTTAAAATTTAAAATAAGGATTTTTATAAATTTTTTTAAAAAAGCAATAAAAAAAGACTATCTAAAGTCTTAAATTATTGCTTTAATATTCAATTTTATTCTACAACTTCACTATGCTCTTCTTCCTTATGTTCAACTTTTTCTTCTTTAGTAGTTTTTGCTGGATTAACTTTACCCATTAACTCAGCATACTGCTCTGCACTAAGCTGATTAAATGTATAAAATACATTTAGCTTATTAGTCATGTCCTCTTTTTCATAATAGTTATTATTAATTAAATTTTTTAATAAATCATAAAGCATCATATTATCTACCTTCCTCTACATTTTTATTATTTAATAATTCTTTATATTTCATATCTACGATTTCATTTTGAGCTTTTAACAGTTCTTTTTCTGTTTGTTCTTTTTCTTTTATTAATTCTTCATTTACATCATAAAGTTCATCAAAAACGACTTCCCCATCTTCAATATGAAAATTCTTAGCTCTATCAAATTTATCTTTATCTTTTTCATAGTCCATATCCAACATTTTTAACTCCATATCTTCTAAATCCTGTCCTACTTGCATACAAAGTATATCTGTCTGCTTAGTAACTTTATTTTCTTTATAAATTATTCTGCGTTTCATTTAATCACCACCTATAATTATAAATTTGAAATATATTCAATCGAATAGTTTAATTTAGCTTCTACTATCTTTTCATTTTTTTCGGGGAAATTGTATAAACTTATTTCAATAATAGAATAACCTTTATGAAGTTTAAATGAAATAAAAGCCGATAAATTATAAACATCCAAACTTTTTATTGGAAAATTAAGTGAATAACTTCCATTCCCAAAATTAGTGAATCTTGTGTCTTTGTAAGGTGACTCTACAATTAAACTTTTGTTTGATCCTGTCCCCCAATGATAAAAGGTTACATTGTTTGAAAATTCCTTGTGACCACTGTATGATTTGGCTTCTAAGTAAACATATAATTTATATATTGAAGTGTCATCATAGGTCGGAATACCACCTTCCTTTTCAACATTATTTGGTAATTTTATTTTTACTTCGAAATCTTTTTTCATGTCTTTTAAAGTAAATGTTTCACTTTTTTTAATTGCTTTTGGGGCTATACCTTCTATTCCACCAATACTTACACCTTGTGCAATATTCTCTGGTTTTAAATTAGGAAAACTATTTTGTAATACTTTAGTATCAATAGGATTAACTTTTACATTATCATAATAACCTTTTCCCAGTTCTTGAGTATAAGTTTTAGGTTCTATTTCCTTACTTCCCATATTAGGCATAGTTCCTGTTTGTTCTATCCCTGTATCATTTGTAAAAGTCTTTCCGCTTAAAACTTCCGAAGCTTGTGCATTTCCTTGTCCCAATTTAATATCCTTTATACCTTCTACTAAATCAGAAAAATCTTTACTCCTAGGTGTTACTTTCTTGTCGGTAATGGCAGAGTAAAGTTTAGATTTTCCATCATCGACATTTGTAAAAAGCTCATTCATAGATTCTACTAAATTATCTTTATTAGTAGTTTTTAAATCTTTTATATCTCCTATTTGTTTCCCATAATCCTTAATTTGTTTATCTAAAGACTGAACATCTTTTTGTGTTGCAAGAATTACAGTAGGATCTACTTTAAGAGTTACACTAGATGTATTAGTTATTTCAAGTATCATCTTAATTTTTAAATCTTTAAGGCTTCCTTGAGATGTAATTGGTTTATAAGTTTCAGGATATTTACCTACAGCTATTAAATTTCCATCGCTATCTAATATGCCAGCTTCTCTTATCATAAATCCGCCAATATTTCCAGGTAATAGCGTTTCTATAACTATCCAATTATTATTATCTTTATCAATAGTTATAGAACCAATGTTTCCTTCCCATACTTTATTTTTAAGTTGTTCTTGATTTTCAGTTGGATTATAATACGAACCACCTCCATCCCCTACTTGTAATTTTGTTATATTTAATTTTGTTCCCATTGCACTTGCATTAGCTATCTTAGCTTTGCCTATTGCCGTTAATATAGTATAAAATTGTTCTTTCACACCTACTCCTCCTTCCTAGGATATATAGTTATATCTTCAAAGCCGGTATTATTTCCTATAGCCACAGTTACATTTGCTTTAGATACTATATTTTTAGGACTCCACGGATATACTGTTATCTCTTCCCCACATATTGTTGTACCTAAAACATAAACATTAGCTTCTATTTTATTAGTTAAAGTCGAATTTAAAATCATATTACATGGAATTATTGCCCTAAAATTATCTACTATTTCATTAAACATATTCCAATCAAAAGTATTTATATCAACTTTTAAAATATACTCATTATTAAATACATCTAATTTATAATTGTCTTTTCCAAATAAGGATTCAAGCTTATACTCTAAAAATTTATGAGTAAATGGAGCTTTGTCTATTTTTCTATTTTTAATTCTTAGCTTTCTAAACTCTAAAGTTTCATTTTCTAAATCAGCTCTAATTTTGAAAAGTGCTTCTTGATGTTTTATTCCCTTCTCTGTTGCTGTATCTATAAAATTTTCTTTTAAAAGTTGTTCTTGTTTCTTTTCAACTAAATCTAGCTCTATAGTTTCAGTAGACATTATTTGTTTAAAGTCTTCTATATCACCAATTTCAGATGGTAAAAACTCAATTAATTTCTTTTTCATTTAGTCCCACCTCTTTCAATACTGGAACTTCTTCTGGACCTAAAGATAAGTTTTCTTCTTTATCATTTATGGAAGTATTAAATACATCTGCTACTCCATCAATGTTTAATATTCTAGCTTCAATTTGACTTATTCTAACTATTAAATTATTTTCTTCATGCCATTCTTTTCTAAGCTTCATCAAATAATCTTTTATAGCTTTTTCTATATCTTGCTTTACTTGTCCTATAGTTGTACCTCTTTTTAAAATAAGCTTAGTTTTTATATTTATATCTAACTTATCAGCACTTTTAACAGTAACTATATGTCCTACTGGGGCAAGCCCCAATCCTTTTCCTTGATTTTGTACTGGATCTAAAACTGTTTGCACCTTATTAACCAATTCTGTAGTAGGTATATTATATTGACTATCTAAAAACACTATTTTAACAGTACCTCCACCATTCCATATAGGAAATACTTTAACTGTTCCAACACCTTCAATAGATTTAGTTTTAATCTTATAATCTGCTATATTGCCACCAAATGGCTTTTCATTTAAATGTTCAATGTATCTACTATATAAACTTTGATTATCTTCTGTTTCTTCTCCTGGTATTAATAATTCTCCTAAAGTAGCAATAGATAAACCTTCCATATATTCAATTGGTATTAAGTTACCTGTTATAGGGTTACTATTTACTCCAGTGGATTCGCATTGCATTTTATATATACCTATAGATATTTTTTCCATAGCCACAAAAGTAAAATCTTCTATAGAAAATCTAGCTCCTATAGGAACATCTATTGGCTTATTCTCTTCATTATAGAAGTAGCCCTTTTTAATAGAATGTGTTGCCTGTTCTCTTTTAAGCCCTTCTTCCGCAACTCTTAAATCTAAAAATTCTTCTGGCATATCGGGGCTTGCAAAAGTGCATTGTAGAAAATAATCCATATCTGAATACATTTTTGCAACTTCTTGTGCTGCGGGTACTAAAGCATTATAAATAATAGAACCTTCTCTTTTATCTAGATCATTAGGTACTCTATCCATCATTCTATTTAAAATTACTTCTTCCGTCTGTTCTTCAAACATTATCACACCTCCTTATCTATAGAAAATTCTCCATAAACAGAAAAGACCATGAACTTAATTAGAACACCGTCTCCATCATATTTAAATATAAAATTGTCTACATTATTAATCCTATCATCTTGAATTAAAGCTTCCTTAATTCTTCTTTTATATTCACTTTCAGATATATCTCTATCTTTGCCTATTAAAAATTTTAATTCACTTCCATAATCATCACTGTATATAATATGCTCATATCTTTCAGTGTTCAAAATTAAATATATAGCTTGTTTTAAAGCTTCAATGCCATCACAAAAACCAACTATTCTACTACTTTCAAAATCTATTTTATATGTTTTAGTTGGCTCTATATAGTTTTCTTCTATTTCTATACTTTCATTTAAAACTGCTCCTTGTGGCAATATACTAACTTGACTCATATTACACCACCTTGTCTAAAATAACATATTGTTGACCACCTTGAACTCTTAAAAGTAATACTTTATCACCTTGTTTTAGTCCTTCTCTAATTGTTATTCTATCTAATAATTTTTGCTGTGTTTCTTTAGTAATTGTTGAATTATAAGAAGTATCTTCATACTCATGCTTATGTTTTAATAAAATTTCATACCTAGTCAAGCTTTCCGGAATAATAAAAAAGTCTTTGTCTAAGATTAATTTCTGCTCTACTTTAATTTCAATTTTATCTATATGATTATTAAAATACTTAACTTCTCCTTTTGATGTTTCCAATGTTGTAGTACTAATATTTAATACTTCTCCAAATAAAATATTAACTGGATTACTAGCACCTACCGCTCCCATACTTGCTTTTTTTATTGTATCTATCATTCCCATATCTACACCACCTTTAAATCAAAATCCATAACCAGGTTTCCTTTTTCAAATTTATGTGTAGCTTCCTCTATAAGATAATATTGCTTAATTCTTTTTTCTTTTATATCAACAAATACTCCAGATCCTGCTCTAAGTTTTAAATCTTGTACTAAATCAGTACTTACAACATCTTTTAATTTTAGTGTTTTCTTTTCTCTGTTTTTAAGCTTTAAAGTAGAATTTACTATTTCTTGTATTTGAGCCTTGTTTAACTTTTCATCCACTTTCTTGTAATATTGAAGTCTTCCCCATTTAGCAATATTATTACTGTCTTGTGCTATATACACATCTCTACCCTTAGTTTCTTTGTTATCTCTAACTATTTTAACTCGATTATATGTTTCATCATCTATACTATTGCTCCAGCTATAATCACCTAAATTACTATCATCACTTATAACTGCAGCTTGTTTCATATTATTTATATTTCTTAAAGTTAAGTATCCAAAATCATCATATAAAGCATAGGTCTGTTTTGTACTCATAAGAGTTTTATCTAGAGAACTATAAATTATATCTAACAACTTTTTATCATCTTCTAAAATTTGTGGAATAATATAACCTGTATCTTCTATAGTACCCATTCTAATTCCAGTATCTTTAGCAATCTGAGTTATTATCTGACTTGCTTTCTTATTTTTAAATACATAGGTATCATTAAATAATAAATATCTTATTTGGTCATAAGCTGTTAATTTTATTTCTGGATCTTTACCACCACCATTGTCAAACACATATCCATAAAAAACTTTATTATTATCAGCTTTAAAGCTAATAACATCACCATTACATATACTTAATTTATTATCTTTTATTAAAGTAATATCCAAACTAGATGGCTTACCTTTTCTTTTAGTTTTCCATATTATTTCACTTACCAGTTCAGATATATCAAAGATATTTCCATTTTTATTATCTAATAATAATTGTATATTCATAGAATCACCTTAGCCTTAATTCTTGACCTGGATATATCATGTTAGGATTTTTAATTTTATCTTTATTTAGATTGTATATTTGTCGCCACTTAGATCCTTTACCTAAAAACCTTTTAGCAATATGAAAAAGAGTGTCTCCACTTACAACAACATATTTGTTAGGATCTCTTTTATTACTTGGTCTTGGTGGGCTCGAATTAACTTTCGCTATTTTTTTATTTGTATTATTCTTAGCATTATTATTACTAGTAGTATTTGTTTTGGTAACTATAGTAACTTTTTTAGCAGCAAATGATCTATATCTTTTTAAATCTATAGAATAATCTATATCTCCAACAGCACCGCCTTCTTCACTATATTTAAAATTTTCTATGGTGAATAAATCGTTAATTTCAAGTGGACCTCCTACAAATATAAATCTTATCTTTTGTCCTTTTTCTCTCCACTCTCTAATTTTAGAAATATAAAAGCTCGGTTCAAATAATTGTTCCGAGCTTACATAGGGACCTTTATGTTTTGGAAAATACGATTCAAAAGATATATCCATAAGTTTAGGTTTATTTATAGTATTTACTTCTCCAAGATTTATAATATTGAATATTTTATTATCTCCATCTTCATTACATTCTATCTTTTCAGGAAGTACTGGGAGCATAAAACCTTCTTCTCCATCATTTATACCTAAGTACATTTTATAAGCCATTAGCTATATACCCCCTCTGCACTATTAACTAATTCATTTTCCATATAGGATTCTATTTTAGATATTATCTTATTTATATCTGCTTCTTCTTTAATATCTCCTGTGGTTATTTGTACAGTTGGAGACAATGTAGTAAAGTTTTGTATACTCTCCTGCTGTGCTAAATCTCTAAGCATTTCTAAATGTTCGTTTGAAATATCTATTTTATCATCTATATTTTTAAGATGATCTTTAGCACCCTTTGCATGTTTGCCAAGGCCTTTTAACCCTTTCCCTTTACCACTTCCCTTATCCTTTGGTACGGCCATAGATAATGTTCCTGGTCCTTGTGCTTTATTCCATGCATTTAAATCTGGTATTTTAGGTTGGGACACTTTATCTTTATTATTAAGCATACTTCCTAAGTCAAACTTTCCACTAAGATTTTTGCCCCAATTATAACCTGTATTAAATGCACCACCAATAGATTTCATTTGCATTTTTGGAGCAGTCCAATAGCCAGAAGGTGCATCACCTAACCAATTATTTAAATTTCTTTTAACACCTTTTAGGCTACTTGTAATTGAACCTACTTGTGCAAATTCACTAGCTTTACCTATGTTAACTCCAGGGATTTTATTTAATGCTTCAACAATCCAATTGACAGCCTTTATTGCTAAATTTGCACCCTTTATAAAAGCATTAGCAAGATTGGTTGCTACACCATCAAATCCTCCTGTCATTGAAATACACATATCTAAAACATTATTAGATAAGTTGACAAATAGTTTTTTTACGGAGTATACAGGATGAGTAAATACATTTGCAAAGAACTCAACAAATGAAGCAACAACATTCCACATATATGCTATTACATTATAAACATGAGCTGCAAGTGCCGTAAAAACTCCTGCAACAATTCCTGTCGCCGAAATACTAGTACCTGCAAAGTGATTTACTGCTGCTACTGCTGCATAAAATACAGCTATTAATATAATTATGCCTATAATAATCCAAGTTAAAGGGCACATTGCCAATGCTGCATTTAGTCCTTCTTGAGCTATTGTCAAAGCTATTATAGCAGCAGTTTCTGCCCATGATGCAATAGTATGAGCAATCTTACTCCCAACATCCATTAAGGTTGTTAACCATGCTATTCCCATTGTCGCATTATAAACTATTAAAGCAGCTACAATTCCCCAGATAATAGGCTCAATCATTCCCCAATTATTGCTGACTACATCTCCAATCCACCGGAATCCATCTATAACCTTCATTGTTAAATCTACAATTAAGGTTAACCCTACTCCTACACCATTAAAAAAACTATTAAAACTACCACTTTTAAAACCTTCGTTTATTCTACTAAGTAATGGTTTTAATATTTCAAGTCCTTTTTGTCCAGCTTGTGCAAAAGCAGTTTCTACATTAGATTTTAAGTTATTCATTTGAGCAACTGCTGATTGATTAAATTCCTGTAATGCTTTATCCGTTGCACCCTTTTGTGCTAATAATTTGTTAAATTTATTTATGAAATCATCCATATCTTTAGATGCTTTTAATATTTCTGCATCAGCTTTGCCAAAACCAAATCTTTGCTTAAGAGACATAAAATCTCCACCTAAGGCTTCTTTAAGTGCAAACCCTGCACCCTCTAACCCTTGCGTTGGATCTAGAAAAGCTAATTTTTCAGCAGTTTTATCTAAACTCATAAGCTTATCTGTATTTTTAGTGAATTGAATAAAGCTCCTTGTTATAGCATTAAACTCTTTTAATCCATATACACTCTCATTAGCGTATTTATTTAATTGACCAAAGAAAGCCTTTCCAACATCTTTATTGCCTAGCATACCACTTATTACAATAAGTTGTTGTTCTAGTTTAGCTGCACCATTTATAGTTAAATCTATACCCTTTTTAACTGCTTGAAACCCTAAGTAAGCACCAACCAATCCTTTAATCTTACTTCCTAGTCCATCTGATGCTCTAGCTCCACGATTAAATGAGTTATTTAATCGCTCTTGGCTATTTGTTGTTCTATTTTGTGTATTTGCTAACTGTTCCAACTGAAAGTTAGTTCTTTGAATACCTTGATTAATATCAACTAAAGTATTTGTTATTCCCATATTTTGATTAGATGCATTTGCCATTTGATCCATAGCTGAAACAGTTAAATTTAATGCATTTGTCACTTGTTGAAGAGGTCTCGTCATTTGGTCAAACATTCTTAAACTTGCTGATATTGTGGCCACGTCTTTCCTCCTTTCTTGCATAATAAAAACACTTACTATTTTTTAGTAAGTGTTTTTATTATATTTATAATTTATCGTTTAATATTAATTAGTTAACTATTTAATGTATCATTTGCATTTATTATACCTTTTAGCTTAGAATATCCAACAAAGCTTAAAACTATTGATGGAATAACAAATACAATATACATAATAAATATAACTCCTCCTACAGAATACAAAATACCTCCTGTAAGCGCAAAACCCCTCTTATTTGAAAAATATCCTACCCAATTAAATATTGTTGCTAATACAACTAAAATCATATGTGGTGTAACCAATGCAGTAGCTATACTAGCTCCTAAGAGTTCTGTACCGCTCTTGCTCACTAATCCACCAGCAAAATATGTTATAAGATATAATGAGTATAAAGAACCTAATATTGCTGCAATTAATAGACATTTAGAATGTTTTGTTTTCATAATATCCCTCCATAAATGTAAATTATTTCATCAATATTATATACTAATTTGTATGTTTTTTCAATAATTAGTATATTTATGAATGAATTTGTACATATATTGATTTTGCTATTTTGTCAAAACAAACTTTAACTTATCTAAAGTTGTATCTTAATTCTTCATTATTAGTACTTATAACAATAACGACTGATTTTGTGTTGGTTGAAACTTCCTCAGGAACTTCTGCTATAAAATGAACATTTCCACTTTTTAGTGGTTCTAGTGATTTTATATTAGTATAGGTAAAGTTATCACCCCCATTTTCTTCTATAGTAGAAAACGTACTATATGTGTATTTATTATCATAGATCACCTCTACTTTTAAAAACCTATCTGCTAATTCTCCTTCTTTTAAAAGACTTTTTATATTTACGACAGTATCTAAATATGTTGTTCCTGGTTCTTTAGCTTCATAATAAGTATATACTCCAGATGGTTTTGGCGGAATGATTTTTTTACCAAATTTTACGTCGTTAATTGTAAACTGGCAATAGTTTTCTATTTTATTAACCGTTCCTTTAACAATAGTTTTAAATTTAGGTTCTTCTTGCTGAACTTCGTTCTTATCCTCTGTTTTAATTTCTTGAACCTTTTTTTCTGAATTATTAGATGTTTGTGCATCTGTTTTCCCGTTACAACCACTTAATGTAATTATAAATATTGTACTTAATATAATGCATATTAACTTTTTCAATATATTCATCTCCCTTGTTAAACTTAGTTTAATTCTAACAATTTAAGAATATATTTTCAATATTAGTTTCTTTTACCTTTTACCTTTTTCATGTTCTTTTTCTCTTCTTCTACATATAAATCAATTGATGCATATATGAAGGCTTTTTCTTTTCTACACATTTTAACTAATGTACTTGGAAGTATCTTAAGTTTATGGAGGGCATAGTAAGCATAATTCGCTTCACCATCCCCTCCCTTTATTAGTTTTTTGCTTCTTCAATTAACTCTTGTAATTCTTTATCATATCCATTTATTTCTGAAACTACATTTGACCACGAACTATATTCACCGTCTGTCATTTTTGCTTTCATAGCTTGTAGTAATTCTATATCACCCATTACACCCCAATTGGATTGAAGTTCAGCATTTTTTAAATCTGGGTACACTGTAGTTTCTACTATTACTTTTTCTAGATATTTATCCTGGTTTGTTTCTACTATCTTTTGACCTTTTATAAATTTAACATTTCTACAATCCTTTCTAATTTCATCTGCTCTATTAGCACCAATTGCTTTAAACTTCATCTTTCTTTTTCTTCCACCTATCTCTAATTCCTTCTCAACCTCTTCTACCTCATCAAAACTATCTATTAAAAAATCTTCAAATTGACTCATTATAATATCCTCCTATTATCCTAATTGTGGTTTTTTAAATTTATTTAATAAATCTGCATCATCAAATGTAAATGCCATATCTTCTTCAAGTGCATCTGAATCAACATCAAAAGATGCTAAATTTACTTCATCAAAGTTACAATTTTTAAGTACTACTGTCTGTTTTCCAATACTGCTTGTAGGGTCCTCATTCATAACTGTTAAATCAAAATAAGTATCTATACCCTCTTTCATATATTTAAGCATAAGCTCTATAAATAAAGATGTAACTTTATATATAGTTAAGGTACCAGTTCCTTTATAACCTTTAGCTTTACTTTGAGTACCTCTTTTTCCTAATGTCTTTCCTTCTGACTTTTCCTTTTCTATTTTAGATTCAAGCTTTTTAGCATAAAACAGTTCTTCATTTCTACCATTTATAGTTAAAAATCCTTTTGCTTCTTGTCCACTTATCGTATCTCCATATTTTAAGTAGCTCATGTACTTTCACCTCCTAGCCTACTTCTATAGTCATATAAAGTTTTTCCATTGCATCTACGGGTTGCACTCCTACTATTGATATTACAGAATCTTTATCATTGCCACCTTGAATCTTTATGTCTTCTGGAGTAACATTTTTAAGAGCACTTATGCCTTGTAATTTTTCTAAGAATTTAATTATATCTTTCTTAAACAAATCTCTTCCATCAGGATCATTATTGCCTTTGCCAATATAATTAGTTTCCCATAGCAATCTAATGCCATTGTTTACTTCAAATAAGGTTCGTATTACTCTATTCTTCCTATAGTCTTTTCCTTTATCGGCTATAAAAGACTTAAACGTATTAATATCCTGTTCTATTACTATTCTTCTATTACTAATAGTAAATATCACTTCTCCATTTAAAAGAGCTTCTTCAATTTCTCTATTCGTATATTTTTTATCTACATCAATTGCCCCAGGATATTCTAAATAGGTGTTAGATTGATTTACATTTGCTCCTGCTGTCGCTCCAGTTATAAATGCAACTGCTTTGTCAGATGTTATTACTGTCCCATCAGATAAAACAACACCGTTTTTAACACTAATGACATTCTCACTATCAGCTTCTGAGTAATTTTCTAATACTAACTGAACTTGTCTACCATCTTCCTTTAGTCTTTTAATAAATGTTGTTGCAACTGCCTTTATACTAGAATCTTTTATTGGTATTCCTATAGTATGAAATTCATATGGTTCTATAGCAGCTAAATAATCAGTATAATTTTGATTAGTAACATTTCCATCTTCACCACCTTTAAGTGGTACTCCAGCACTAGCTTTTAATTCTCCAGTCCCTTTAAAATCAACATAAACATTAGACTTAAGTTCATCTATATTTTTTACTAATTGTTTATCTACTTTATTTCCCTCAAACATAGTTATAATTTCAAAGTTTCCTGGAACATCTATGCTATTTTGAATTATTATAGTGATATTATTTCCCTTGGTTCCAGTATATTTAGCACTAACTGTTAAAGTATCTAATGTAGCGGTAGCTTTAGCTCCCTCATTAAGCCTATATAGGAGCAATGTCTTAGCTTTCTTAAATACTTCTCTAATAAGCAATGCACTTTCATCCGCTATATTAATACCTAATACTTTAGATAAATCATCATCTGCATTAATACTTATAATTTCTTTTTCAGGACCCCAAGGTAATACCAATGGCATTGTAGCAATACCTCTTTCACCTATTGGCGTTTGTGCCTGTTTTTTAGACTTAAAATTTATATAAGCTCCTGGTCTAATTTTATTCTGCTTTTCCCATGTTCCTCCTGCCATACTAATTCACCTCTTTCCCATTAAACTCTTCTAATACTTCCTTAACTTCATCTAAACTATACGCTCTATCTTCTAAGATAGCTTTCAATATGTCTTTTTCTATAACTGTAAACTGTTTTGAAAATACTATTTGTTCTTTGCTAAATTTAACTTCTTCATCTTCCATTTAACTTCACCTCAGTCTTTAATTTATTCATTTTAGGGGCTTTTTCAATTTCTTTAAGCACATGATAATTAAACTGCAACATGAAATGCAAAACGCCATCTATAACCTCATGTGTCATATCAGTACTTCTATATAAGCTACTACCTACTTGTACATATTCAAGCACCTCATATAGCTTATCAGCCATATTATTGCAATCTAAATTAATATCCTGTTTATCACTAAAGTAGTGAATATCAAAAGATGTATTTTTCTTGTATCTAATGTTAAGTTCCTTGTCTTGAGCTGAACTCAAAATCTTAATAAAAAAGCAAGGCTCCTCAAAACCCTGCTTTATTTCTTCTCCATATATAGTTATGTTGGGTAACTCTTTATCTAATGCCTGGTTAATTCCTATTCTTAAATCATTTATATTAGCTATAATATCACCTACCATTAAGTATCTGATTTAATAATTCTAACTGTTTTCTTTCTAAAAACTTTGGTAATTTCCTTTCAATTTCTTGCATAGATATTGTGGCCATAAATCTGCCTTCAACCCATCCGTTGTGATTTCTAGTTCTATGACCATACTCTACAAATGAAGCATATTCAGTATTATTAAATATTTCTACTAAATAAGCATTACCTCTTTTTTCTACATTGCCTACTTGCCAATTACGTCTTAAGTGTCCGCTGTCTACTGGAGTTCTTTTTTTAATCTTTCTTTCAGCTCTAAAAGCCATTTCTAAGAGAAACTCTCTTATCCACCTTTCAATTACTCTTTGATCAAGTGCCTTGTTAAACCTTTTAGCCATGTCCTTAAATCCAGAATAATCAAAACTTCCTAGTCTACTCATTAAGCTTTACCTTCTCTGATTAAAATAACTTCTTGATGTGTATTGTATTTAAATCCTTCTCCAGCTTTATATGTTTCTTTTTCTCTAAACTTATTAGTGACTTCTACAACATCACCTTGCTTAATATCTAATTCCGGACATATAAAAAGCTTAAGTTCATATACTATCTGATTTACTGTATCAGTTTGAGTATTTTTACTTAAGCTTTGTTTTGATATTTTACATTTAATATCTTTATATTTTATTTTTGTCACTAATTTAGTTTCTTTAGTTATAGGATCTTTAACTTTTTCTTTACCACCAGTTATATTACATTTACAATCATAAAGTTTTTCTATGGCTTTCCTCGCTTGTTTAAATGCCTTACTTAACATTACCACACCAGCCTTCTATATCTGTTGAGTTGTGCTTTATAATCATTAAGTAAACAGTCCTTAAATTCATTGGCTGAGCTCCTATAAATTATTGATGTATCCCCTTCTGTTATAGATGAAATAGAACCTAAGGAACTTTCTTCTTTCCCTAGGTTCTGTGCTCTATATGCTTGTATAGCCATTCTTAAAACAGTATTATTTAATTCTTCTGGAACCTCTTTAATGTGGCAATAGTCTTTTATTATTTGTTCTGTATCTTCTAGTATAAATTCTAATAAAAAATCCTTAGAATTATCTTCTAAGGGTATACCTAAAAGCTTCTTTAATTTTTCCATTTGAGTCATAGTTACCACCTACTTTGTAAGCGCTTGAATTAATTCAGCCTTCTTCATATCTTCAAAGCCTTCAATTCCTTTTTCCTTTGCCAATTTCTTTAATTCTGTAGCCTTTAATGCTTCATAATTTACTTCTAAATCTTTATTTATATTTTCTTTATCTTCTTCTATTTCTTCATTTTCTCCTAAGGAATTACACTCATCTAATTCATTTTCAACCTCTAGTTTTATATTCTCTTCTAGTTCTCTTCTCCTTCTTTGAAAACTTGTTAAACTCATTATACCACCTCTTAAATTAAGATATTTTAAATTTAAATTTAACTACTCTAACTGCCTTTGGATCATAAACTCTTTCCCAGTTAGTTCCTGTTTTAATTTCTGCATTTGTTGGAAATACATCTGCTTTGCTATTATCAGTCCATTTAACTCCTCTTGGATGCATTATGAAAATCCTTCTATTAATTAAGAAATCTTCACCAGAACTTGCTAAGCTATCTCTATCTACTTCTGTTTCAATTATGTTAGGATGTTTTCCATTTCCTAATGCTATAGCACCATTTCCAAACAAATACATAGTTCCTGTCTTAGATGAAGTATCATAAGGCATACCATCATCAACTATTACTCTTCTGTTCATGAAATAAGGTATTCTAAGGCTCTTGTCTTTTGTTTCTTCATATTGAATCAATTGTTTTTTTACTAAATATGCTTCAACTGCACTATGCATCATAACACCTGTAAGTAAATCTTTCGCATCTCCCATAAGTTGATTTGCATCTACAAATGTTTCTCCTGTAAGTAAAGATGCTTCGCCTTCATTTGTAGAAATATCTAATACCTTATTTTTCATTGATGTAGATGAAAATACTCCATCTAATGTAGCTAATAATACTTTCTGCATTTCTCTAGACCAATAAGAAGCTATTAAATCACCAATTGCACCCATAGGATCATCACCACTAAGTAAGGCTGAAAGACCATTTGCTCCCCATGCTCTACCTCTACCATGCTTTACTGCAACGTCTTTATTTGAACCTATCTTTCCTGGTGTTAAAGCTCCGCTATCTGTCATTACTTCTGAATCACCTGTAAGGTCATTCCAAAATGGCATATTTACAAGGGTATTAGGTCCACTTGCTAACTTATCAAACTCTGGCATGTGTTGCACTATTCCTGAATTAATTAAAGCTGAAAGCTCCATGCTCCTTTGAATTACATATGGATTAAATACTTCTGGTTGAATAACATCTGATATTCTAGTTGTCATTATTTAACACTCTCCTTTTTAAAATTAAATATATGGTTTTATTCCAGCGGCTTGCATTAATTGTCTTGCTAGCTCTGGATTTTCTTTAAATATTTTACCTTGGTCTGTTAAGTTAAAAGAATCTTTCTCCCATGGATTATAACTCTGTGGTGTTTTAGCTCCATCTTTAGGTTCTATGCCTGAAAATTGTGGTTGTTTTTGTTCATCTGCAAATAAATAGCTATCACTCTTTTTAAGTGCTTCTATTTGTTCATTAAGTCCTAGAAGATTTTCACCATCTAACTTAACATTTTCTAAATTTAAAAGAGCTTTAACAGCCTTTGCATTTCTTACATTGGCACCTTTTAAAGCTCCTTCTAATGCATAATTAAACTGCATATCCTGTATTTTCTTTTCATATTCCTTAACTTTGGTTTCATAATCTGTAACCTTAGTTTGTAATTCTTCATTATCCTTGTTATTTTTCTTTAAATCTGTAATAGTTGTATTTGCAGTTTTAAGTTGCTCACTTAATGTATTAAATTTATCTTTAGGTATCCAATTACCATTTGATACTATATCAATCTTATTATCACCTACCTTTGCTATAACTTTGTTATAAAGTTCTTCTCCTAAAAGTTCTTTTAAATCCATTTATATCATTCCTTTCTTAATTATTTTGATGCCAACATAGTTTCTATAGCTTCAACTGGTGTATCTCCTTCCTCAAGAGAATATATTTTAGTTTCAACTATGTACAAAGTAACTTCATTATCATTTTCTAACTTGTAAGGGCATAGAAAAGCAAATCTTTCACTCTTCTCATAACAAATTAATTTCTTACCATTTTCTGTAGTAAATGTATTATTAATCCCTAACTTAATATCTATTATCCTCACCTCATTTCTATATAAAAACATTTGGTACAACCCTTTTAAATATGGTAAAATTTTGTTGAAAGGAGGTGTTCATCATGGATCATTATTACTTTAATAAAAATACAGATGATAAAGGAAGACATGAGGTGCACAAGGAAAGCTGTTCATATCTTCCATCTTTGTTGAATAGAGAATATATAGGTTATGAAAATTCTTGTCACGACGCTATTAACACAGCTCAATCTAAATATCCCGATAAAACTTTTGATGGTTGTTTCTGGTGTTGTCGTGAATGTAACAAAGGTTAAATAGTCCAAAATAGGTTGAATATTATTTCAACCTATTTTGAATTTATTAAGCCATCTGAAAATATACATTTTTCACGATATCAATACACCCCATTAACTCTTTAAATGACATTTGATTTTTTATGACATATTCTAGTATAATATTAACCAATTTTTGTTCCTTTAAAGCATATTCCTTTCTATCTTCCGCTTATCTCACCTCGCTTTAAGCAACATGTTCACTGTACCAATCTTTATAGCTCATATCCCCATCCACATAATAAACTTCGCCATCACTATCTCTAGCAATTCTTTCTTCATCTACTTCATCAGGGAAATATGCTACTGTAGTGGTTCTACAATTCGGATGAAATGGTGGAGCATTAACTCCTATTTCTTTTTCACTTACCTTAAATACTTTTCCATCCATATATCTACATATTTTAGATGTTCTTAAATCTAATGTTGCAAGTATTTCATATTGTTTTACCACTCCGCTTTTATTATAGCTATCAAGTGTTGCTTTAGATGTTATATATGAACTTTCAGTATTAACTAATGTTCTGGCTCTACTTCTAGCTACATTCATTCTTTCAGACATTATTTTTGATGTTTTATCAATAGTATTACCTCGAATAAAGCTTTGAGTTAAATTAGCTCTTAATTCCCTAATAAGCTTTTCTTTATCATTCCATATCCTGCTGCTATAATTATTTCCTTGCCATTGTTCTGACATAACTTTTTCTACTGTTCTAGTATCTAATTTAGCAAAGTTAACTCCAATACCTAAACTTTTATGAACTTCATATATATTTCTATAATAAGTATCTTCATATATATCATTTAAAAGACCTGTAACATCAATTTGCTGCTTAGAATACAATAGCCTTATTTCATTATTAATTTGTGTTTGTAAAGCCTGTAATCTGCTTATTCTAACTTTATAAGATACATTGTTAAGTTCCTGTTCCCATATATCATCTATATTGTTTTTAGCCTTATTCCTAAATTCTTTTAAGTCCATTTTAAACTCACTTAATTCATTTGAATTTAATAACCTTCTAGCTTCATCTAAAGTAACTTGATTATTAGATGCAAACCTTTGATAAAATGTTTCTATGTCCTTCTTTATGCTATACAATGCTTCTTGATATTCTAAACAAAGTTTTGATATATAAGCATCTGTTTTGCTAAATTGTTTATTTGCTATTTGCTCTGAACGTTTCTTCCAATAGTCTTTACTCTTCATCTGTATCACCATTAGAATCATCATCTAAAGGAAATTTAGGATAAACATCTTCTTGCTGCTCTTTCTGTTTCTTTATTTTCTCCAATTCATCTTTAGTGGCCCACGGGTGATTAGCAACTATTGTTTCATCAGATATAATTCCAACACTGTTTTGGCAATTACTAATACTATCTGATTCATTTATAAGAGTATCTCTGTTAAATATAAAATCTACATTTTCATTTGTATAATCTCCTTGTCCTGTATTAATTAGATGTTGATTTATAAACCATATTAGATATTCTAGACTTGCCTGGAATTCTGTTTCTATAATGTTACAATCCATATCTAAATCATTGTATAAGAATTTCAATGCAATACCGCTTGGACTATTCCCAAACTTATCTGATTGAGTATCAACACCTCGTCCAAACTCATATATATCCTTTCTGGTTTGTTCTATATGAGTTTTATAAGCTTCAACATTAATCTCTAAGTTTCTAGTTTCAACTCCACCATCACCAGTAACCTTAACAGCTCGGTATAATGACATATTTCTTCTAAACTCACCTAAATTAGTCCCATCATAATCCTTAAGTACATAAATGCTATTAGGTAGGTCCTCTAAGTTATTACTATTATCACTTTTATTTCTGTCATAATCATCAACAAGGCTTTTAACAAATTTAATAAGCGGCTGCTCTTCATCATTGTATTTGAAATATACAAAAGGCACTTTAGACCAGGTAAATGATTTTGTATTTCCTTTATCATCTACTATACTAAAATGCCCTGTATCTTCTGGAGCTTCAACATCAGGTATTAAGTTACCCTCATATTCTACATATCTTAACACCTTTTCTGTGTCCCAATATTCTACTTTAGTTATTGTTTTCTTTGTATGTCCTTCATATACTTCAACCTCATATACTCTTATAACTGCACTTAGTTTAGTATGTTCTGAATCCTTCCATAGAGGAATTATTTCTTCTGATGGAAGTCTTTTAAATCTAAGCTCACCATCTTCGTTATAATAAATTTGTGCCCATGCAATACCTTTATTAATACAATCCTTACCTAAGTTTTTAAGCAACTTCATAAAAGACTTATTGAAAATATCATCTAGCAGTTCTTTATATTGAATATTGTTAGTTTGAATTGCTAGAGGTTTTGATAATAAATATCCTACCTTTTGGTCCACTAACTTTCTTACAAAGTTATGTACTAATTTATTATTAGCTAGATTCTTAATCTCTTGAAGTTCTCCACCTTCGCCTATAGCCATTCTTTTACGATTAAGAATATCTGTATCACCTTTATAATACTTTTGTCCTTCTTGCATTAATCTTCTTGCTTGTGAGCTTTTCCAATCTTTAATATCCTCTTGAATTATCTCTTCTAAAGTCATAGTATTATTAGCTCCAGTAGTTAATATTGATTTTATCTTATCCATCATGGACATACTTGCCACCTCCTTAATCAAATGATATTGAATTGCCTTTCATATCATCTTCTAAACTATATCTTAATGCATCTATTAAATGGTTATCCTTATCTACTGGTATAGGAAGGATATTGCCATTCTTATCTTCTTTATATTTATACTTGCTTATTTCATTTTTGAAGTTTTGACATCTCAGATGTATTATAATTTCTAACCCTTGTAAAAACTTAATTCCATATTCAATACTTCCTGGTCCCTTCTTTGCTGATTTAGCATTTACCCTTAGTTTTTTAAATTCAGCTACTGATTTAGGTTCAGCACTATCACATATTACTCTACTAGAACCAGCCTTTTCTTTTACTAATGGTGCTGATTCTTCATTTAACATTCCAACTACTTCTATTTCATCACATATATAAAGCCTTTTTCTTGTCTTATCTAAATGTGATTTTATATAAGCAAAAGGATCATCAGCAAATCCCCAGTCAACTCCATGCCTATAATTATCAAATGTCTTTTCAATATCACTAAAGTCTTGCACTTTCCAATTTTTAAATATAACAGCTCCAAGAACTCCCCAATTGCCTAATGTATAAACTTCATAATAATATGGATCTGTTTCATTTTCTAATGCTACTATATCATCATCAGTTAAAAACTTATTATCTTTATATGTGGTTTTAAGAATAGATACATTATTTTTTTCTACATACTGCTTATTATCTTCCCAAATATTAAAATATTCATTGTATAACCAATGGTCCTTAAGTATTGGATTAAAACTTAAAGTTAATCTTTTGGTTACATCTGACCTTCCTCTAAGTCTCTTGTCTAATTGCTTTACTGCTTTATATTCTGTTTCGGTTGCTTCCTCTACCCATATATCAGTTATTACCCCATCTACTGGAGTAATTGATTTAATCTTTTCAACATCATCTAAACCACAAAATAATATTTGTTTTTTATTTATTTTACAAGTAATTATCATATCTGTTTTATTTACTTCAAAGTAATCAGCAACCTTAAAGTTACTTATTGCTTTTGTTATTTCATTTAAGCAACTTCTTTTAATTGTGTTTTGAACATTTCTAACTATTAAGTAATTTCTATGACCATTAAGCACATCTAAAACAGTTCTTTGAGCTAAAGAAAAAGATTTACCTGAAGATGAACCTCCAAAGTAAATCTGATAACGGTTATTATTATTTAGTTGATGTTCTAAATATATTTCATTAAATACATTTGAATTAATATTGAGTTTAAGTGCCATATTCTTCACCGTCAATTGTTATATTGACTTCGTTAGATACATTTCCACTATGCTCTACTTTATCTAAAAAAGCACCACTAGTTTTTGCTATATATTCAGATGCTTTTAATCTATCCTTAGTTTCAACTTCTTCATCTCTTAATACATTAGTCCAGAACTCTTTAACTTCTTTCATATCAGCTATTCTTTTGCTTTCAATAGTTTTATTTCTTTCCTCTATATAATCTTTTATGTAGGGTTTTGTTAGGTTTTCATTTCCTATAAATCTCGCTGTCCTTTTACTATATCCAGCTTTTATTGCTGCTTCTGTGGCATTGCCTAACTGTACATAATAGTCAGCAAATGCCTTCTGTTTTGGTGTTAGCTTCACAATGCCACCTTCCTTTACTCATATTTTTATAAAACTCAAATCAATCCAGATATGTTCTTAAGCTTAATATAAAAAGTTTGTTATACAGTTTACATTAGAATTAAATTTACATAATATTATGTAAATATAGATTCTATTTTCTTTATTTTATCACTCCATCAATAACTATTGTGAAACAAGTCTCTACACCACAATAAAAACCTTCAATGATTTAATATTTGGTTAGTATTTTCATTTAAATAATTTCCATAAAATGTTATAATGAAATTGCGTTGGAATTCTCTTTGAAAGGAGGTCTTAACGTGTTAGTTTCTTTTATTTTTCATAAATATGCTAATATGTTTAAAAAGGCTAGTTCTATGAAAAAAAATACCAAAAGAAGCTACCGTAAAAGTAATCGTAAAGGCAAAATAATAAGTAAAAAAATTAGGACTAATATAAAAGGGTATATTAATCCTATAATAACTAGCCTGATAAGTACTTTTATAACTAAGTTAGTATTTTCAACGGATAGAATTATTAAATCTACCGACGTATATTTTTTAATCTTATCAGCAATGATATTGTTCACTTATTATTATTTGCATAAACACTAGATTAAACTAGGAACTTTTATTCCAACGTAAAGATCCTATATCTCAATATAAAAGCTTGATGTTTTTCATCAAGCTTTTATTTTTAATATTCTCTATATTATTATATTAAATTCACACAAAAAAGACACCCGTTTGGGTGTCTTGAACTAAGATTTACAGTGTCCCTGCTGTGTTATCTTTTTCTATGATACTATATTAGCACATATATCCAGTAAATGTTCCGTCTGTTTTACGTACTTTTTACGTGTTTTTTACGTATTTTTTACTGAAACTTTTCTTTAATCCATATCTGTGAAGTTATCTTGCTAAGTGCCTTTCGCATTATCTTGCCACAGTAATCTCCGTCTATGTTAAGTAATACTCCTACCTTTGCCCAACTATAACCTCTAATACATCTGTATTCTATTATTTTCTTTTCAGTTTCATCTAGTGGATCTAATGCATTATCTATCTTATCTATTAACCTTTGTTTACTATTTTTTTCTCTAGTGAGTTTTTTAATTAATTGTTCTTTTATTAATAATTCATTCTCTACACTAGAATTAAATTTATTGGTAGGAGCTGACCTTTCCTCATAGGAAACTCCAGAAACTCCTTCATATTCTGATTTTAGTTCTTGTATATCTATTTCAGTGTTTTTAATCTCTGTTTTTATATCTGTATAATTGTATAAAACTCCTTCTGTCTTTCTGTAATTATTATCTTTCATTTATATCACCTCTTAATTTTGGATAAAAAAATACCGCATATTCTTTTGAATAATACGGTATTCTTACAAGTTATTTATTTTATTAATTTTAATTTTAAAGGTACTACGTTTAATGAATTCTTTAATAAATCTTCAGGTAAATAACATAAACTATCTATTTCCTCTTTATATAATCCTATTTCATCAACTATTTCTTCAGGTCTTAATATATCATTTTCTATAAGCAATTGAAAAATTTGTTTAAATAGATATGGTTGTTCAATTTTTATTTCATCATCCAACGGTTCCCTTCTCCAATACCTTTTTTTAGTCATTTGTGATTTAATATATCTTAATTGATTATCACTTAAAATATCTAACTGTTCGCATCTTTTAATCATACATTGAATAGATACTTTCCACTTGTTTTTTAACATAATAAACTGTTCTATAGATGTTGATATAATATCATTGTCGAATTCATCATATGGTAATAAGAACTCACCAGCAAATAAATCAGCTTGTTTTTCCATTTTACTATAAAACTCCTTATTCTTTACATCTTCTTCTGATACATTTCTATGAAGAATCAAATGTCCTAGCTCGTGGGCTAAATCAAATCTAGATCTTACAGAGCATTCTTTATCAGATCCCAAAAATATATACGGAATTAACTGAAATATTTGAGAAAAAGCATCAATCTTTTTATTTTCAAATTCCATTCTACTTATAATTATACCTTTATCTTGAAATAAAGTAATCATATTATTTATTGGGCCTTTTTTTACACCCCATTTTATTCTTAAATCAATTGCTATATCCTGAATTATATGCTCATCTAGCTCTTTATCCCCTATAAATTCTGAATAATCAGGTATATCTGGTTTAGGTATATCTACATATTGTGTTAAAAACCCTAATATTTCATGTAGTATTTCTATTTTCTTAGAAAGTGCTCTTTTTATTTTTTTTGATGAATTTTTGTTACTTCTAAAATACGTTATAGTATTTGAATAATCTTCACTTTTATAGATATAAGGTTTTTCGTAAAACCTTATAGGAAATCCCAATTCTCTTACAATAGCATTAATCACTAAAGGTGTGGGCTTTATTACCCCCAATTCATATTGAGATATTGCTTGACTAGTTACTCCAACCCTATCAGCTAATTCAGCTAATGATAATCCTCTAACTATTCGCGCCTCTCTTATTCTAGAAGGTATTATTTTTTGCTTATTTTTTATAAGAGACTTCATAAAAATCACTCATTTCTATTTACTTTTCCTCTTTTCTAACCATTCTGTTTTTATTGTAGCCACTGTGCTTTCAACATATTCTACATCTTTACGATTTATATTGTTACAGTAAAGATTATATTCATGTTGTATATCTAAATCATATATACATTCATTCATATCTTTATCTGGAACCATTAAATGTAGAAATTCCAAATCACCATCTTTCATACCATATGTCAAAAATGCCAAATATTTTTCATCTGGTGCTATTTCAGGTAATTTATCTAAATTAAATCTAAGTTGTTTACGTTCAAAATTATTATTTTCTGAATACTTAAGTTTATACTTAGATTTTGATGGTAAGCTTCCCTCTATACTTTGTCTAGAGATTAAAATTATTCCCTTATCTTTTTCTAATTTAGGTACAGTATAACCAAAATTATTCACTTCAAGTGCTTCGCATTTAAAGGGAAAGCTTTTACTTAACATATCTTCATCAAATTGCCTATATATAACAAAATTTTTTAAATGTCCTCTAATATCCTTGCTATATTTAGAATCGAAAAGCTTTCTATCTGAAGATATTATGTCTTTATATGCTTCTATCCCAGCCTTTATTATGGGAAATAATTTTATTCTGCTTTTTACATCTATATTATTTTCAATAAATTGTTTACCTGTTTTATACACTAAATCATCTCCTTGATAAGTATATTTTATATCACATTAAATATATTTATCAAGTGTTTTTGTGTTTTTATATAAATTCATCAAGTAAATTTATAAATACCGCATTATTTAATTTTCAAAGAACAACCAACATTTATTACAATTTTCTTCCTAGACTTCTTAACTTCATATATAACTTATGCCTATTCTCAACTCTCCTTTGGTATTTGGATATAACCTTACTTTGATTTTTTAATCTTGCTTGTACATTTTTAAAAGCTCTTTCTATTATTGAATTAACATCAATCATGATTTCACCTCTCAATTACCTGGGCATCATGTTTGCTTACTTCACCAGCTTTAGTAGTATAACTAAATTTATTTATCTTCTTAACCTCATAAACCTTACCTAATTTAGTTGAATACCAATCACTTTTATTAGCATTCATGATTATAATTTTCATAAGCTCTACCTCTTCTCAATTCTTAATATAGTTACAGCAGCAGCAACAATAAGTATTGCTGCCACTACAATTACTGAATCCTTCACTTTAAGCCCCCACTTCTAGTATTTTAATAACTTGTCTCCTACCTATAGCAGTAGCTACTCCAACGTCTCCTCTCTTAAGTGAAATATTTAATATCTCATTTCCAATTCCGTACTCTCTAGTAATAACTCCAGTTATAATTTCTGATTTACTTCTATATGCTTGTACTCTGTCTCCAACTTTAACGCTCTTTTGCATCTGCTTTATATCAATTACTTCTGATTCTTTATTCTGCTCTTGTATAACCTCATTTTGTGAATATATAGCTCGTACATTGTTAAACTCTAATATCCACCCTAGAGGATTTATGCTAATAACCTTATCTTCCAACTCTACTATTATATTTTCATCACCTTTACGTCTAATTTCTTTTAGGTCCTCATACTTCTCTTTAACAGTATTTAATCTATCTTCTTGTAGCTCATTTATTTTTAATTCGTGTTTATAATAAAGCACCTGGTCCATAGGTAACACATTGATTCTTTTATCAAACTTAAACTCTTCAATACCTTGTTTATTTACATATATAGTTTTGAATCCTCCTGGAGCAATAAGCTCTATTCCAAGTCCTCCACTACAGTATTTTATTAACCTACTTAAATTCTCATTTTTCATTACACTATTTTTATCTAAGAATTTTTGTTGTAGTTCTGTTAATTCTAAAGGATCAACGTTTTTCTCAATTTTAACTGGTGTAACTTTATTGATAATTTCTCTAGGCTTTTCTGTTGTTTTCTTAGCAGCTTTTGTTACTTGTATATCAAAGATACTTATCTGACCTTCATGAACATTTTTAATTTCATTCATGATCTCACTCCAAATCATCTATGCACATCTGCGGATTCCTTATGGGTTGCTCAATGAAGTTTCCTTCATCATCTTCTTTTAATTCTTTTTCGCCATAGTAATAATCTTCGTCTTTGTCCACTTTTTTCAGTGTTGAAGTTATATTATGTTTAAACTGTAATGCTTTATATTTATATGACTTAACAACTAACTCACCAAGTCCATTATCTGTTGGTACTTCTTTTATTGTTTCCGGAACTGATAAAGTTATCTTTAAAGATATATCTCCACTCTCAAATTCTTCATTATAAACATTTTTTATTACATCTATGATCTTTTCATTTAGTGTATCTACCATACTTTGAAATATTGGACTTGTTATATCTACTGCCAATACTTGTTTTGATAAATCCTTTCTTTCTCTTATCTCTTGCATTTTCTATTCTCCCTTCTGATTTTCTGTAACTCTCCGTACTCAATCCAACCATCTTTTCCATACTTTAAACTTCTCGCTATCCATGTAAGCTTTAGATCCGGATATTTATAATCAAATAACTTCCTTCGCATTTCCCCTTGCTGGGTACTCATGCCTTTTACATCTATTAACTCTTCTGTACCGTCAACGTGATATATTAAAAAGTCTGGTGCATAAGTTATTGCCCTATGTGTCTTTCCATACTTTTTAAAACTTGGCTGCAGCTCATACTTAGGTTGTAACTCAAAATTTAATATCTTTCCTTGTGCTTTTAACTTTTTAAGATATTCATAATATTTCCCTTCATCTTTTGAATCAAATGTAATGCCATCAATTACTATCTTCTTTGAATTGTACTTACTCAATGTTGTCCAACCCTCCATTTCCTTCTTGTCGTTCTCTCTATGCCTTCTATATTTGTTGTAATAGCTTCACTTTTCTTTTTGTTCCTGAGATATCTTTTCTTGTAATAATCATTTATAACTTTCTTCATAAATTCATCCCTTGTAAGCTTTTTCTCCATAACATCACCTTATTAACTGACTATCAAATGATAATACAAACTTATAGCAATACCATTTGATAGCCTTAATCCTACCTAAAACATCATTTTTTTAACTATCTCAATAGCTTCTAATACTGCATACCCTTCCTTATAAAGTCTTACTACTTCCTCTACCCAAAAGTTATTGTCCATACTTCGTGCTCCTTTATTTTTGCGAATTAACAGCTTATTAACTCACAAGTGTCTTTACTTTCATCTTTTAAAAAATCAACCAATTCATTTATATCTATAATTCCTATAACAAATTTTCCATTAAAAATAGCAACTGATTCATGTCTAGTATCTTTTACACATTTAACTTTAACTTTATCCATACTCCCATCCCTTTATTTTTGCGTACTAATTAGTCTAATTCTTCCATTCTCTCTCGTGCCAAACATTCCACTGCATCTTCTAATTGTTCTTGTACCCACTCAACTTCATGTTCGGTTTTACATTTAGCATATAAATCTCCTAAAAATATTTGTAAATCTAAACTTTTTAAAAATAACTTACCCTTTTCATTTCTTTCTAACATCTTAATCACCCCTTTCTTATTTCACAATCTACTATTTTTGTGTATTAAGCTTTTAACCTATAATTGTTTTCTTTACCTTCAATTTGAACTATAAACTCTTTACACATTTCATATATCCTACTTCCTACACCTTCATCAAAATTCAACATTCTCTCAATAATAAATTCTGTAGAAACTATAATTGGTAACCTATTTAAATACCTATAATTTATAATTTCAAAGGTTATATTTACATCTGATTCAGTAACTTTTCCTTTGAATAAATCATCAATTAGTAATATCTCTGCTAGTTGATATTTGCTTATTTCTCTTTTGTAATATTCATAATCAATCATATTTTGCTTTAAAGCTGTAACAACATCTCTGTAAGGCATATAGATTACATTAATACCTTTCTTAATGAAGTTTAATGCTAGTGCTATACTAAGATGTGTTTTACCACTTCCTACTTGTCCACAAAATAATATTGAATTTTGCTTAGAGTTTCTTATATCATCAAATTTTTTATAGTAAGATGTGGCTGTGCTTTTAGCTGTCATTGAAGTATCATTCCATGCTTTAAAATTTCCAAAGGTCTTATCTGTCTTTTCTGGATTAATCCCTCTACTTATCCATTGTCTTTTGGTTATCTCTCCTTCTTGACATTTGCACCTAGTCATAGTTAAATTGTCTTTTCCAATTATCCATCCTGTATCTCTGCACTTTGAACATTTATATGAGATCTGTGGTGTCAATGTCTTCTGTGATTTTTGGTTTTGGTGGTTTAAATCCATCCCATTTTCCTTCACCTTTTTTAATATCCTGTCTAGTGCTTCCACCATTGTCCTCCTTTCCTTCTGACTTCCAATTTTCTAAAACTGTTTTTATCCACGGTTTAACAAACTTGTTTTTACTGCTAACACATTTTTGAATGGCTTCTTTGGTCCACTCATATCCATACATATCTATCCATATCTTTAAAGCTCCTATATGTTGAGCTATACTTTGTCCTGGCATTAATTCTGAAAAATACTTACAAAGTTCTAGTGCGTATGAGTGAGTTTTATTGTTCTCATTTTCTTTACTCTTCTTTACTTTACTTTCCTTTACTTTACTTTGTGTACTTTCTGTAGAATTAACTGGAGTTTTCTCTTCGGAAACTAAATCTAATTGTTTATCTATAGTTACAGAGGTTCTTTTTTTAGTGGCTTCCATATATCTTTTTTGTATTCCTCTTGATGTTAATACCTTATATTTGTCATACATTGTCTTAGAAAATATATCTCTTTTTAAACATTCTTTTACAACCTCTCTAACTGTGTTTAACTCTGCTCTAATATCATCTGTAAACAGTAATTCTTCATCTTCGCCCCACTCTATATAGTATCCATTAGCATATATTTTCTGTAGAAGTTTAATCACTATAGCAAAACCTTCAAGCTTAAACTTTATTTCTACAAACTTAAATTTATCATCCAAATATACATCTAAAGGAAAGTAATCTAGTCCTGTTTTTTTAGGTCTTGCCACATTTTTACCTCCTTTTTGAGTTTTCTCCACTTTTATTATAGTTTTAGTAGAGAAAACCTCGGTTTTCGGAACTCTTATCAGAATTAATTAAATTAAACCTTATGTTTTCTCTACTTTCTTAACCGATAACCTATCTACAATGCTTGTTTATATTCCTCTACAATGTTACTAAGTATATCTTTGTATATAGTAGGTTCTCTTAATGCTCTTTCTATTTCACTTACTATAGCTTGTATATCTTTGTCTTTCTCTCTTATTAAATCTTCTTGCTTTGCTGCTGCTTCTATAAAATCACTTAATGCTATACTTAGCTTTTCTGATAACATTTCATTCCTCCTATTTCTTCAACTTTTCATATCCTTCGCATAATTCATCATATTGAGCTTTTGTCATATCTTCTAAATGTTGAACATTATATTTCTTTAATGCTTGATTCTTTATTACATTAGCATCATATCCAGCCGAACTTGCTATTGCATAAAGCCTTTTTAGTTGTGCTTGAGTTAACTTTTTGCCACTAGTTTTATTACTTGTCTTCGAGCCTGTATTAGTTGTATCAGAATCCTTAGTATCATCTATACAAAATAATCCATTAAGTGCATATTTCCTAGCATACGAGCTTGTACTACCTGTAAGCTGACTTGCATCCATTCCCTTTTTATTTTCTTCTTCCCTTGCAAATGCACTAACACTTTCTTTATCTCCTGTTTCAATATCTACAACAGTTGCTGTAGCTTTTATATAGTATCTGTCACCTACTAGTAATATTTCATCCGCTATTGTTAAAGATAGCTTATTCTCTAGCAATAAAGGTTTAACTGATTCCAATATATCTTCACAGTTTCTATAAGCATAGTTGCCAAACTTATTAAACTGACTTTTAGGAGCTTTTAGCTCACTTTGTACCCTAAGTAATTTTTCATATACTCCCATACCTTTTCCTCCTACTCAACTTTTACAGAAATGCTTTCCTTTTCTTCAACAATTACTCCTGGAAGTATTTCACCCGTTTGTTTATTTATTCCATGTTTATAAACTTTTTTAAACTCTGTTTTATTTATTTCTTCCGTAACTCTTATAAGTTTATCTTGTTTGTTTTCTTTTAAATAATTAAGCAATGCTTCTTTATCATCCCAATTATATTTTTCAATTTTTCTACTGCTTACTTTTCCGTAAGGTGTACTAAGTTTAAACTTATTATCTTTAGTCCTTTCTTCCTTAAAATATTCTGTTACTAAACTTTCAAAATAACTTATACTATTTAAAGCACCTTCATTTTCTTTCTTTTCCCATGAATCTATTCTAAATCTTTCAGCATCTGCTAATGCTTTATTGGTTTCTATCTGCTCTTTAAGAGCTCTTATCTTTCTAAAGCACCAGTTGGCACTTTCTAAACTATCTACTTTAAAAGTAGTAACCTGTTCCTCCATAACCTCATTCATTTCTTTTATCTCATTTTTTAATAATGCATTCATCATCTTTACTTTTCCTCCTTAATTCTGCAATATAATCTATCATCTTCCTGGCTGTAATAAACTGATTCTATATAAAACTCAAAGTTCTCTTCATCATAAATTTTGCAATCATTAGCATTTAGTACAGCAAGTTGTGCGTTTATGCTATCAATTAATACAGTTAATGCCTTGTTCATAGATTTACATTCCCCCTAAGCTCTATCATATTTAAAACTCTGACAAAACTCCTTATACATAGGCTTTATGTGCTTGTCCCAAACTTCCTGATATATATCTTGAGTTTCTTTAGGCATCTTTTCAAATTTTAAGTCTTTTACAAACATTGAATAACCAATCCAATCTACAAATATGTGTATAAGAGGTCTTTGATTGGTCTTTGATATTTCAAAAGCTCCTAGCTCTATAAACTGAGGTTCTTTAACTTTAGTTTGTAATTGTTTATTTTCTTCTAACAGTTGCTTATTACTTTCTTCTAAATAAGCAATCTTATCATTTTTGTTCAATATTATCTCTTGTAGCTCTTTTAAAACATCTTCAAACTTCTTAGCTTTACTTGCAACTTTTATCTCTTCTCCAAAAAGATTTATTTGCTGCACCACTTTACAAATCCCCCAATCTATTTTAGAATCTAAGTATCTAATATTTAAAAATCATTTAATTTTGAGCTGTTGGCGCAGCTCTTTTTTATTCTTTTGTGCCTTACCTCATTAGCTGACTTTTTCATAATCTCTTCTTTTCTTAATTGTGAAGCTTTTGCTTGAACTGTTTTTATAGTTCGACCTAGTGCAAAGCTCATTTCTTCTGGACCTATAATGTCATACCAATTAATTAAATACTGTAAATCTTCTCTACTCCACGCCTTACCATTATTAAAGTGAAATTGTTGATTATAGTACATCCTTCCCCAACGATCATATCTTATCTCTATATCACATTCGCAAGGAAAATCAATACCGGAATCAACGCTACTAGCTCCCAACCTTTGCTCTCCTCCTTTGCTATCTTTTTCATGTTTAGGACCATTAAAACTGCAACAGATATGAAACTGTAAAAACCAAATATTGCTTGTCCTATAGGTGTCATGTAATCACCCCTCTTTTTTAATATCTAACTGGTGGTAAAACTTTCATTGTTCTTATGTCTACCACTGTGAAACTCTCCCAATCTTGTGTAAGTCTTAAATAATTCTTTGGATCCAGTCCTAAACTACTTAATGCTTTCTTTTGTTTAAGTGATAATCTTTTTAAATGTTTCATGCTACACCTCCATTAATTCCATGTTTAATAGCCATTTCTTTGACTATAGCTGTATAAATCTCTATAAGTTTTTTGTCTTCTGCTATTACATCTAAATAATTAAGATTATCTATTTTGCTTTTAGAAGCTCCACCTAATGCTAATCTAGCTCTCATATTTTCAAGCCTTCTTTTAAGATTAACCTTTGCCCTCTCATTCAAAGCCGTATAAACTTCTTCTTTGGGTTTTTGATAATTCTTAAGCTTGAAACAAATCTTAGTCATTAACCTATTTGTTTCCCCCCTCCAACTATTTGAAGGAACTATTTCAACTACTTCTCTTATAGCTTGTACTTCTTCTTTGGTCTGTAGTACTTTATTGTTAACTTGATTAAGTTGTTGTTTAACTTCTTTCATTTCTTGCAATGATTGAATAAGAACATCTTCTATACAGGTTGGTTTATTTTCTTTAGCTCTAAAATAAGTTTCCTCTAATCGTTCATATACTTCCCATGCTTCATCTGTATCTAAAATTTTTGCATGTCTCGCTGCTCCTCTATCAGTCCATAAAATAAGTTGTGATGTAAATTTAAAAGGCTCTCTAATATCATTGGGTAAGCTATTTTTGAATTCTTTTAATATTTCACCTTCTAATTTGTAATAATGTTTGCCCTCTACAAATCTCTTTTGATTATTTAAAAAGTTCATCTGAATATTTTTATCTTCTGTTCCATATTCATCTGCTAAAACTTTAGTTGTCATTATTCTTTGATTTCTAAATTCAAGTGGTATTAATTTGTTCATTACCCCATCCTCCATTCTTTTATTACCATTGCGGCACTGTTGAAATGCTTAAATTGAAATGAGTTTAACTCTATATTATTTAGATGTGATTTTATCTTTTTCTAATTTTTCTTTAACTTTTGCATTTAAAATTATTTGAAATGCTTTTTTAACCTTTTCTTTATCTAATTCATAATGCTTATTAATCTTATAGCAATCAGTTCTATATGCCATTTATCTAATCACCTTCTTTACTTGGAAACAGTTCTTCTAATCGGACATTCATTGCACACGCTATCTTCCTAGCTACTACTAAACTTGGAATACTATTTCCTTTCATAACATCATAAAAGTATGAGCGTGATAAACCTGTCTTTTGGATGATTTCTGTAGCTTTTATATTGTGTTCTTTTAATAGCTCTTTTATATTATTTCTCATATATTGTTCCCTCCTGTAGCTATATAGTACTATTTTATCGGACAAAGCTCAAACTTTAATTATCCCATATTTCGGACAAAATTTCAATATAAATTCCGTTTTCTCGTACTTGCTTTGAAATTCTTTATTTTTCTGTTTACTTTATCGTACAAAGTGATATAATAAAAGTATGATATACCGTACAAGCATGGGAGGAAGCAATTATGAGTTTAGGAGATAATATAAAAAGAATTAGAAAAATGCACAAAATGAGTATAAGAGATTTAGTGGAAATTAGCGGAGTAGGAAAATCAACTATAAGTGATATAGAAAATGATAAAGTTAGTCCTACAGCATCAACATTACAAAAAATAGCTGATGCCTTAAATATTTCAGTTAACGATTTATTTGATGACAAAAGTAATTCAAATGCTCCTGAAGAGTACACACATAAATACATAGTTACTAAAAAAGATAAAGAACAATATGCAAGAGAAATGAAAAAGGCTAATGAAGCATTTTTCTTAGATGATGATCTTAGTGAAGAAGCCAAAAAAGAAATGCTTGACTTAATGAGTGAATTATTTTGGAAAGCTAAGGCTCTTAATAAAAAAAAGAAATAAGCAGGTGATAATATGATTAATTATAAAATAAGAGTAAGAAATCTTATAAGAAAACATAATACACGCTGCCCTTATCGTTTAGCTAAAGAATTAGGTATACATATATATGAATGTAATCTTTCTAATGATATGCCTAAAGGATTATTTAAAAAAATGCTTGGGAAAAAGTTTATTGTTCTAAATCTAACAAGAATTAAGAATGAATTTGAAAAACAATTTGTTTTAGCACATGAATTAGGACATGCTGTTCTGCATTCAAATGATACAACATTTTTCTTACATGACCATACATTTTGTAATAGAGGCAAATTTGAAATACAAGCAAACAAATTTGCTGCTGAATTACTTATAAATGAGACTTATATAGATGAGATCTGTTTAAAAACTTTGTCTGTAGAACAGTTAGCTGCCTATTTCTGTGTACCTAAAGAATTGATAATTTATAAATTTTTTTAATCTTTTTGTCGAACATATGTTTAGAAAGGGAGTAATAATATGATAGCTGTATACTGTAGGGTTAGTACAGAAGACCAGCAGGAACGTAAAACAATTGAAAATCAAATAGACTTTGCACAAAAATATTGTGATTTGCATGAACTTAAAATATTTAAAATATATAGAGAAGATGGTGTTTCTGGTACTATACCCTTAGAAGATAGACCACAAGGAAAGCAACTTATAAAAGATGCTAAAAATAATAAATTTGATACATTACTTTTATACAAATTAGATAGGCTTGGTAGGTCTGCTAGGATAACATTAAATTCTATACATATGTTAGAAGAATTAAATGTGCAAATTAAATCTATGACCGAACCATTTGATACCTCATCCCCCTCTGGCAGATTTATGATAACTATGCTTGCAGGCGTAGCTGACTTAGAAAGGTCCACAATTTTAGAACGTATGTGGCTCGGTGCTAATAGAGCAGCAAAGGAAGGCAAATGGCTTGGCGGAATTGTTCCTTATGGTTATTTTGTTAATGAAGATAAATATTTAGAGGTAAATAATAATATAATACCTGGATTAAATCTAAGTGAAGCTAATGTTGTAAAATTAATTTTTAGTCTTGCAACTGAAAATAATATGAGTTGTATAAAAATTGCCGACTACTTAAATTCCTTAAATATACCTCCAAGCTATAAAAAAGATAATAGAAAAATATTAAAAGGTAAACGTAAAGTAAATGTATCTGGTATTTGGAGTCCTTCTAGTATACTTAGAATGTTGCATAATAAAACTTACATGGGTATACATGAATATGGTAAGAGATCTAAAAAGAAAAGAGAAATTATAACTAGAGAAGTACCAGCCATAATCACAGAAGACACCTGGAACAAAGCACAAGGAGTAATAAAAGATAATATAATAGAAGCTACTCGGAATCGCAAAAGAAATTATTTATTGAAAGGACTAATTAAGTGTGGTAAATGCGGTTGCAATTATGTAGGAGCTAAATATAAACACCGTAATTACTATTATGTATGTGGCGGTAAAATTAAATACAATGGTCCATTTGGTAAGTGCATTTCAAAAAATCTAAATGGAGAATATATAGAAAGCGTTGTTTGGAAGGACATAACTAACTTTGTTAATAATCCAGGTGAAACAATAGAAATATTAAAAAACAATTTAAAAAATAAGCATGATAGTAAACTAGATTTACTTAATCAAAAGAAATTATTAGAAAATAATATGCATGATAAAGAAGATGAAAAGCAATCCATATTAGATTTGTTTAGGAAAGGTATTATAAACCCACATGATTTAGAGCTACAGATAAATAAAATCAATGCAGAATACAATAACATTAAAAATAATTTGAACTCACTTATAACTGAATTAGGGACATTAACTAATATTGAGGACTACACTAAGGTCGAAGAAATGTTAAGGGAAATGAAAATTAAAATAAATAATCCTAATATAACTTTTGAAGATAAAAGAGAAATAGTAAAAACACTAGTAGATAAAATTACTGTTAATACTATTGAAAAAAATAATACTAAGAGTGCAAGTTTAGATATTAAGTACTCTTTTATCAAAGTAGAAAACCACACGTTCAAGGATTCATACTTGAAACTAACATAA